TTATAAAAGAAGTCATATAGTTAAAACACAAAAGACATACGCTGGTCTATATTCAACTGAACCTGTTTTAATGGCTGCTAATCAAACTGATTCTGAGACATTAAATCAAGAACAATTAATTGCTAAAAATGAAGCAGGACAAAGAAGACAATCACCAACAGCGCAGGAAGTTTCAACAGAAGGAAGAGTATCATCTGATATAAAATCTATAGAATCAAACTTAAGACCAAATATGCCATCGATTGTTTAAAAACAAATATTATTTCTTAAAACTATAGTTAAATAATATGATAAAAATAAATTAACAATATATTGTGTTTGTTGAGTTTGTTTTAAATATGTCTTATAATATGGTGTATCTTTTATTAGTTCGATTAAAAGTAAATTAATTTGTTGTTTAAAATAAATCTTATCTTTTGTTCTTTTTAAACTAATAAGAGAGTGAATATATTCATAAAATTCTTTACCACATAATTGTTTCTTTGTTACTATATTTTTTAAGAATAGTTTTAATATTAATCTTATATTATCTGAATATTTTACATTCATAATTTGTTTTACTATTATAGTAGAAACTGATGGATTAATTTTTGACAATGAAATAGATTCTTCTAATGCTTTTGTATCTACATATCTATAAATTGTTATTTTTTTAGTAATATCATCAATTAGTTTTGCACCACGTTCTACTGTAACATCTTGAAAAGATTTGGATTCATCATCATCCTCAATTATATCTTCTGTTGTTCTGAATCCGCCTCCCTCTTTCTGAATTTCATAATATGTCTCAGCAAAACTCTTAACACTCTGAGAAATTCTATGACGACTTTCTTGCATAAACAAAGAAATACTATCTAAATTATTTGCCTTTAATCCTGTTGCCCATTTTTTAGACATTTCACCTGCCATATAATATAAAGCATTAGAAATACTTTTCTCTCTGGCAAATAGATGGGTTTTTGTTAATATTTCTAAAGCATAACTAAAAGCTTCTGGATTACAATATGTAAAATGTTTTTTCATCAAATTAGCATATTGTCTAATGATATAAAACATCATCACATATTGATACCCAATAGTATCTTTTTTTAATAGAAAATATTGTAATAGAAAAACATAAAAATTAGCTAATGGTTCAGAATGTATAGCAAATTTTTCCTCTTTTCTTCCTTTCCATCTTCTCTTAGTAAATTCTTTAATATCTTTTTCTGTTAGATTACATATAGATAACATTTCATATAAACTTTTTTTGAGTTCTGGATAAAAACATGGTTGTGAAAGATCTGATAGATTTCTAGCAACAACACGTGTAACATAATTTTTTAATTGAGTTATACTGTTATCATTTATTTTAGATAGTAATATATCCATAAATTAAGCAACCCTTACAGTAATATTTTCTTTCTTAAAATATACATACTCAGGACCATATCTTAATAACTGTTCTTCAGTAAAATCTTTTAGTTCATAGTTAAAGAATATACTTGTTTCTGGTTTTCTCAATCTACAATAATTAACTCCTTCTATTTCTTGAACAGTTCTTATAATTTCAGATCTATATATAGTTGCATTGGTTCCAAATCTATCCTTGAATGCTTCATAAATTGTATCTCTAACAAGCTCAATAAATGCAGTTAATGTTCCACTATATGTACTTTCTCTGAACACTTCTATTTCTATTTCTAATGGAATACTATAAACTGGCAATGGAATCCATCCTCTTTCCGAATATATATAATTTTCACCATATGATTCTACATATGCTATTGTATCTATAGTTGGTTTTTGATATGTAAAAACTAGTCCAGTTGAATCTGTGCATCTTATAATATTATCTTGATAAGAATCATTTCCAGATGGAGGAGATAAAATATATCTACCACCAACTAAAGGTGAACCTGGTGGTGTTTGTACTATATCTATTACGCTGCTTACAGTTGGTTGATTTAACAACATATTTTCTATATGACCATGTGTTGTAGTAAATTTTATATTAGAAAAGTCTGTTAACATTTTATGATCAGTTAAATCAAGAGATGATATAAGTATCTGCATAACTTGTAATTCGAAATCTCTTTTATTAATAGAGTCGTAGTAATCCTTTTCTATAACTGGAACATCATATACAATAATACTTGTCCCATCTTCAACTATATTTGACCTCATAAAATTACTCAAATCTTTTCTAAATGTTAATATATTAGTATATTTAGCAATAGGATTATTTGATGGATCATAAATTATAAACTCATATGTTTGTTCATCTGCTGGAATATCTGTGTATGGATCAAATGTAAAAATATAATAACTATTTGTTGAATCATTAACCATTGGATATGTAGTACCACTTGATCTTATCGTCATTTCACATGAAGTCAATTCTGAATTTGTTTCTGTTGATGTATAATATAATTTAAATGTACCTTGAGTTCCATTTCTTAAAACTTCAACTTTAGAAGAGTAAATATCATATGATGTTGTATAACTTGTTTCTAATGCTGGTATTTGTTCCAATTGATAAACCAAATATTCATAATTACCAACAGTATTTAACAAGTCAACTATAATCTCAAAAATATTATAATAATAGTTTCCATCAATTTGTACAATTTCATCTCTTGGTATTATTGATGTAGATGAAGGAACTGTTATTGCTGCATTTTTTATTGGAACTAATCTGTCAGTTTCTTCTTCACCAGAACCAAAAAGAACTGCACTAAATAATGATATTTCGTTTACTTGTAAATCTGATCTTTTTAATACAGGTAGTGAGTTTTGTGCAATAGGAGACTCTGGAACAATAACATTTATATTTTTATAGTCATTTTCTGTTACTAATCTATTTAATGAAGAAATAGAAGCAATAGCATTTTTTCTTACATCTTCTATAGATTCTTCATTAACACCACCATACGCAGCAGAGGGATTTATTACAGAATAATCAACAATTTGATTCTGACCAGCAAGAGTTGTAATATAAATTCGATTTCCATCACGAATAGAACCAGCTATAACATTTCCATCTTCGCCCTGAGTTGTTTGAACAGTTACTAAAACTGTAGACCCTGCTTCTGGTTGAACACCTATTAATCCATTTCCAAAAGACAGTCTTCTTCCTGTATCAGTTCTTCTAGAAACAAAGCCTCTATCTGTTGCTGACATTAAAAATAAACTGTTAAATTCAGTCCATGTGTCATATGATGCAGACCCAGGTGTTTTTATTTTTACATCAATGGAAGAAACTTCTCCTGAAAATATAACATCCAAAGTAACAAACTGAAATTGTTGGATATCACTATCTATTTGAAACTCTTGTATAATTTCTGTTGTTTGAGTTAATGGTAATAAGAAATTAAAATCTTCGAATGTTGTTTCTACTGGTAAATTATATCTTTTATTTCCATCAATAATTTGAACGGTTACAGTTGAATTTCCTATAACTGAAATATTAGTTTCGTATGTGGTTTTAAAATTAACTTCATTATTAGCACTAAACACAAATCCAGATGGAATATTAATTGTTACAGAAGGATCATCGAACCCAAAAGGAATTGTCATTAAAACGTTTACGGTTGCTGGTGTTGCTTCTCTTGTATTATACCCCAAAAATGAAGATAAATTAAGAATAGATTCGGGAAGTTGAGCTTTTGTTAAGAAAAATTCTCTGTAAGTTGATAGTTGATAAAACAAAAGGTTGCTAGTAAGAGTTGAAAGTGTGTCAATTAAAAAGCTTAAAAAAGAAGATTTTGTCAAATCAACATTTTCAAGTTCAAGATAACTTTTAACCTGATTACTTATTTGTTCTCTTATACTATCTCTAGATAAGTATATTTGATTAGACAAAGAATCTGCCATGATATATCTCCTTTAGCAAGTTGTTGGATCTCTCATAGGATAATAGAAACCAACTCTATTATCAAATAGTTTTTCATTTAATCTCTTTCTCAATAAATCGTGTTTATATAACAACTTCGAAATAAACTGCGCATCTTCTAATGTTTGTATTTGTTTTGTATATTCGACAAAGGAATATGTATTAACAACTTGCGCCTCTACAGTGTCTAAATTTCTATTCTGAAATACTTTACATCTCAATTTCCAAAATCTTCTTTCTGTATTTGGATGTATTTCTATTCCAGTTACTTGATATAATGGGTATGTATCGTTATTTGGTTGCATAAATTCTTGTTCTAATTTAACGATATCATTTACATATGGTCTTATTTTATAACTACTTGGTATAACAAAAGATGTCTCGTTAGGAAGTTTGTGTAATCCTGTATCTTCTCCTTCGAAACCAACTGTTATTTCATCGCTGAAATAAACAGGAAGAAGTAGTATTTTATTTCGTCTTATACCACTCAAATCACCAACTTGTTCATAAGAACCACCCATCAAATTTACATCATCCCAAACTGTATCAGTTGGTTCTATATTATAATATGTAACCAAAAAAGCAACGGCGTGTTTACTATAATAATCGAAAACAAGTTTTTGGTATTCGTGTATATAACCATATACACGTTCATAGTTTTGTATAGTCATTATTGTTGTTGTTTTGCCTTTGCTGCTGCTCCAGCATTTGCTGTATGATATTTTGAAATTAGTTCTTTTAATCTATTATTCCATTTCATATATTCACCCTGAAGTTTAACTTTACACTTACCTGGGTCTTTCATACCAGAGCATCTACCCATTTCAGAACGAAGATCATTTAAAATTTTTCTTGCAGCATCCATTTGACATTTATATCTACAAGCTTTTTTCTGAGCAGATAGAGGAAATTTTTTAACACATGCCAATTCACAGCTATCTGTAAACTTTCTATATAAATATAAGGCCATCATCGCTGGTGTTAAACCAACACCTAAAGATGAACTAACGATAGCAGCAAACCCATATTTTACAAATTTACCAAATTTACTTTCAAAATCTCTGACATTTTCTGATACTAATAAAGTTATTACATCATTGTAAGATAAATTATTAATTACATTGCGTAATTCTTCATATTCGTAAACAGATAGTTTTGATTTTAAAGTTTTACTTTTTTCTACAGAATTTTGGATTAATATTCTTCCAGCTTCTGTTAAATATATTTTATCTTTTGTAGAAATCATATTTTCAACTCCTTACTGATCTCCTACAGATTCTAAAAATTTAAAATAAATATCTTCATCAATTATAACTTGAAGTTGACCAACATCATCTTGATATGATACCTTTATATCTATATTAAATCCTTTTAAATTTGGAAAGAATTTAACATTAACTTCTGTAATATTCGCTCTATCATCATATCTTTGTAATACATCAATTGTTTCTCTTTTAATACGTTCAATTGTTCGTTCGTCTGCTGGTTCAAAAATCATCTTATATAGATCACTACCATATTCTGGATCAAATTGATAACTTCTTCTTGGAGTTAATAAAATATTATTCCAAGAGTTTAATATAACTTGCAAATCCGTTATTCTTTTAAAATCTCCTTTACTTGAGATCTTTGAGATATAATCAGCAAGTTTGGAATTAGAACCGAGAACAGATTGATTAAATCTATTTAAAATGTTTGCCACTCTTTTTTGTTTCCTCTTCTATTCGTTTTTGCTTTTCTTCTTCTAATTTTGATTTCCATTTTAAATAATCGAACATTTTTTTAACAGGCATATTCATAACATGATCATATGCCTGTTTACTCATTTCCATACAAGCAAAAACGTTTTCAGTTGTAGCATTTCTATATATCTCAACCTCATTAGGCTGAGTATAGTGAACGAAAAAAGTTTTCGACCAAATCAATATTAAACAAATCTTCTTTGCCACAAGATGTACAGAAACTTTTCATTTTGAGTTCTATACCATACTTGCCATAATTTTCTTCGTATGCTTTATAAATAACTCTCTTATCTCTGGCTGTTAAAGCAAGATAAGCATCTAATACATCAACTCTATCAGAAAACACCATAGGTTGTGTAAGATTTTCTACATCTTGAATAAACTTATCAATAATTAAAGTTTCAGTAATCAATTCTAATGTACTACCAGGTCTTGATGAAAGAGTTTTAATATTAGTAAGTTCATCTAACAATGTAGGTTGTTTAATAACTGCTGTAACACCCTTTGTTAGAGGAAGAACAACATTTTTTCTTGAATCTATAATATTATCTTCTGGATATGAATTATAGTTAAATGTATCAGATGCTTTAATGGTTATTTGATATTCCTTAGAACATGCAGTGCATTTTACTGAGTAGTTTCTTATTTCTTCATATGTGATATGATACAAACCATATAAAATAGCATCTCTGTCTTTGATAGTTACATTTCTTAAAAACGAATCTAAATCTGTTATTCCATCTGGTTTCTTAACAAGTGAATTAAAGAGACACATATTAAGATGTTCAGCAATTTTTGTTGGTGTAACAAAGCTTCCTTTTAAATGTTCTTCCTCTTGTACTGTTAATGAACGTACTGTAAAAGATTTCTTACTGTGCGGTGTTATAACTTCATATTCTGGAAATTTCGTATTGAACCCTGTGAATGTCATTTTATTATTCGAACTCCTTTCTTTTTTGTTTTAAAAAAAGTGTGAGTACTTTTTAGAAATACTCACACTTTTTATTAGTTTTATAAAATATATAATTTTATGTTACATTTTTGCACGTAACTTAGCAACTCTATTCTGAATAAGTTGTTTACATTTTGCTGGATCTTTTGATTGATTACAAGCATTCATTCCACTCATTGTAGATTGGATCTGTGCTTTCACTGCGTTGGCTTTAAACTTATCCATACAAGCTGTTTTTTCAGAACCAGACATACCTTTACATGATTTTGCAGCAGCACTGAAAAATCTCTTATATGCTTTTGAACCAGCATAAATGGCAGCAGCGGCAGCAGCGGCAATGGCTAATCCTTTACCAGTTTTTGTACCAGCAAATTTCTTTGTTGCTTCAACACCAGATTTAACACCAGATTTAATCTGACCAGGAGCAGCTTTTGCAGCAGATTTAATCTGACCAGGAGCAGCTTTAACTTTCTCACCAGCAGTTTTCATCATACCTTTTGCTTTGTGTGGAAGACTTTTTGATAATCCTCTTGCTTTAAATTTTGCATCAAATGATTTATCACCAATTTTATTTTTTAAATAAGAAATTGGGCCTTCTGATAAAACACCACTTTCATATAGATGTTCAAGAATTGGAGCAGCAGTTGAATAACCATATTGAGAAATTGGTCCAACTTCAGTGATAATTGTTGACATTTGGTCAGTTGAAAGAATCTTTGAAAATGTATCAAAGTTTTCTGACATTAGATCCTTATAAGCATCAAATAGACTTGCTTCTTCTGCAAGATTATATTTCTCATCTGGTAAAGTTTCATTAACAAGTAAAGACATTACTTGATAATCAGTAGCTTCTTTCATTACAAAGTTTTTTAATTCTTTCTTTTTTTCTTGAGTCAAATTACTTAATGAAATAGTTTCCTTAAGAGCAATTCGAGCTGAAGTTAAAAATAAAATAGATTCTGAAACATTAATATTATCGTACATGATATTTTTCTCCTTATTATTTTGAAATAAATAGAACACCTATTTTTTATTTTGTTCTGTGTTTGGTTGTACATTACAACTTTGATTTTAATTTATTGATCTTAGATTTTATAACCTGTTTACA